AAAACGAACGATAACGAGGCTCAAAAGGAGGAAATGATAAAATGTATGTCTGCTGGCTTTAAAGTCTTCAGAAAGCCTTATTTTTCGCGTTATATGGAAGATTACAACGGAGAGCTTAACTGGTTCACGATAAGAGGTGTGAAACTCTTTAAAATACCACGTTGTTTCACTTTTAAACCATGGGACATTAAACATCTTGAATACGAGTTTAGACTTGGTGAATTAATCATACGACGTCTACCTACAGCCGAAGTTGTAAGATGGGGACAGAGAATTAAATATTCAACCAGGACTCCGGTTACGAACACAACGAACCCACAGTATTATTGGTCCTCACTCATAGAGTTTGTTGATGGCAGAGGTGCACATAGGATGAATTTGGGAAAAACAATTGAGAAACTTGGTAAATCGTCAATGGGTGTCCAGTTCGATGAATACAATCCTCATGTATTCGAGCTTATGGGTGATGATAGGACAGCTATGCCTAGTTTTGGTAACTCCATGTATTTTGTCGTGGATAAGTCATACATAAATCCAGAATACTGGAAAGAATATGATTTTGCAGCAAAAAGATATAACGATAATGAAAGCCCGATGATGATATGATGAACATTTTTAGGTCTGCAATATTAGCTGGTATATGTATTGGCATTGCCGGGTTTGGTTATTTGGCAATTGGTGGTATTTTTGGTGCCGTAATATTTGCTTTTGGTCTTGCAGCTGTTGTTAGTTATGCGTTTAAACTATATACCGGAACCGCCGGATTTGTTAAATTACCCGCTCAAACTTGTGAACTGTTTGTTATTTTGATTGGTAACTTAGTTGGTTGCCTTCTAATATCAATGTTAACAAGAGTTTCGCCAATGCCTGTACAGGATACTGCACAGAACATACTAGCCGCTAGGCTAGCAAGTGGATGGTGGAGGTGTGGTTTATTAGCTATTGGTTGTGGTTTTATAATGACGACAGCAGTTGAATTTGCCAGGAAGAATAACTGGTACCCACTTTTGTTTGGTGTTCCTATGTTTATTATCTGTGGCTTTCCACACAGCATAGCTGACGCGTTCTACTACATGTCGGTACCTGTAAGTTTTATCGGTGAGAACATATTAAAAATAGTCCCGCTCTACGTTGCTATCGTAGTCGGGAACTTTATTGGCTGTAACGTATATCGCGTTGTAATTCCTAAGCAATAGTATCGGTTTTAGTCTTGTTTATGATTTGCACGTCATTAGCATCAAATATGACGTAATTCATAAATTTTTCACCGGTATTTGTGTTATGACCTGGGAACCTAAGTCCAACGTACCCCATGCTATGTAACCATTCACTTGCTTCCTTATCGCTACCAAGGAATGTTGATACAGTTCCATATAGGTAACTACCATCTGGAACTGTTGCAATATAGGAACATTCATAATCCCAGAACTCTTGTTCTGAACCTTTGTATATGTCAGCACCTTTTCCTGATAAATAGAATTTATAGAAAGCCCTGGCAAGTTTCATTGCTTCGGCTTTTCCTATTCTACGACTGTCGAGATATTTCCCGTCCGGGACAGTAACCGTCATAATCTGTCCTCCTGGTGAATACTCTTTGGCTGTGTTTATTGAGTTTGTTAAATAAACACCCCAACCGTAAGCCATTTCACCAATACCTGTTAGATAAAAATCCTCACTGAAATGCTCAAAATCAGCGTTTGTACCATGATACAAATCTAATTCGTCAATTAACCCATTTTCTTCATACAAATAATCCTTGTTCCTCTTTACTCCGCGAGCAAAATAATTGTATAGGTCACTTGAAAGGTCATCAAAGTCGAGACCGTTGTATTTGAAATCACCCCTTCCAATTTTGTTGTCAATAACGTCAACGTATATTACATCATTTTGATGATATTCACAATACATCCTCAACATGTCTATCTGTGGTCCAGTTGGATATTTGCCAAATTCGAGACCTGTATCTGAAAATCTAATGTTTCCTAACTGTACGAATTGTTCACGACTTTCAATACCAGGTATCCTTGTGCATGCTATATGGTCCCAACCGGCATCGAGTACCGTTCCGTCAGTTAAAATAAATCCGCGAAGCTGTCCTGTTGGGTTATCAACCCTACGCATGTATTTCTTTGCAGCGGCATTAAGTGCTTCAGGATTTGTCAGGTCAACCTCTTCGTCCTCGACATATTCAAGTGTTTCAAATGAATGTTCACGACCGTCCATACAATCGTTAATCATAGCCATACCCATTTTGTTTCCAAATGTATCAAGTATTTCATCGTATGACAAATCCTCATAGTCGAAACAATGGAATGTCTCAGCCTCCAGATATTCAATGTTGTATGTACAATAATCTTTAATGAATTGTGTTTTTACTTCAGGACTATCTTGTAAACCATATTCATCCAACCACTCAACATATGCGTCTTCGTCGAAATCAAGGGTACAGTTAACACCGCCGATATCTTCCGGGCTATATTTTGCTTCAAGAAGATGGTGTCTAAGGATTTTTTTTGCCTGTCTTTCTGTTATGATAATTTTTTTTGACATTAGATTGTATAAATTCCTAACGGTGTAAGTTTTTGTATCTCATGGTTCTGCTGCATTAGTTCAGCATTTTCTTTCATGATATTAACTGGTTTCAAGGCTTCTAGACGTTTATCAAGTCGGTCCATTGTATCTTTCCATTCTTGGTTACCTTGCTGGAACAGCATCTGATATTCCATCGCCATTTCAGCTTCAGGAACGCTAACCTTTCCCTGGAACTTACCACGAACCCAACCTAATGTGGTTTTCGCCTTTGCCACCAATAACTGCCTGATGATAACCTTTGTTGGGTCATTAAGGAACGTAAAATCAAGTTTTGATAGCGGAACCTGGTCAGGAGACAAAACTACTTCATCGGCGTGTGCACGCATACATTCATCCTCATCTTCTTTTGAAGACACATCGTAATATGTATACCAAACTTCACAGCCAATCAAAGACAAGGAACCGGCTGCACCATTAGTCATACCGAAAGTTAACTTACTTCCTGGTGTTGACATAAGGTGTAGGAGGTGTGTACCATCCGGACCAGCTGTTACTTTATAAACAAGGTCACTTCTCAACAACCTGTTTTTGTAGTTAATATCGGTTGACAAATATGCTACGTCGGCGGCTGGGGCTGTATAGAACCCACCAACAGGTCCATAAGCACCGCCACCAAGTTGTGCGTAACCGCCACCAAAACCAATGTCAATACCACCATAGTTAGCAAACAATGCTGCTTGTGTTGTTGATGGGTTTACATACATGACTTTGTTTATTACACGACCAGCAGGAATAACATAAACCTGCTTTCCTTTCTCAATGGTAACGAAATCTTTCTTTAGTTCCCATGGACCCTCCTGTTGTAGTCCTACCTGTTTTGAAAACCAGTAAGAATAATCTTTTGTCATATCGAGAGTCCTCGTTGAAAGAGCGTACGCTATATCTTTTGCGTTAACGGATTTACCATACAATGTAATCCACTGTGTATCGATTTTCCAGTTACCAACTCTCTCAGCATAGTCACCCATGCAGATATCAAGCAAGTCACAAAGTTGGCTATCTTCAAGCTCAACTTTTCTTAACGGTGCACCAAGGCTGGTTCTTACCTGCCTGAACATATCTTTTACTTCTTCAGTAACTTTCGTCATGCTTTTCTAATTTTCCTATAAATAGTTCATTACGTGTGTTTCTCGCGTATAAACAGGTACTTAAAACTATTTATTAGTACGTAAATGTTGTATATATGATAGATTATGACTTGCTAAGGGACGAATATGTTAAATGCATTACGGACACAAGTCGAATATACATGATTGAGCATTTCCTTAAAACGTACGACGCTACGCAAAAAAAGGAAGTGCCATTTGAGTTGTTCCCGAGACAAAAAGACCTATGTCACACACTCGGTAACGCAAACAACGTTGTTACGACTAAAGCACGTCAGATGGGTATTACAACAACGGCAGGCGCGTTCATTGCTTGTGAAATGGCGCTCGCTGACCCAGAGTCACCACAAACTGTGCTTGTTATTGGTAACACCATAGACCTTGCACAGCAAATGCTTACGAAGATTAGGGATTTCTTATTGCAGTTTCCTTGTTGGGTATGGGGTGACGAATATATTAAACCGGACAGCGACATGGATACGGTTCCTACCAAGAAACAGATATTCAACATCTGTAACACAAAGGAGCTTGTTCTTAAAAACGGTTGTCGCGTCGTAGCGCGTTCATCAGGTCCTGACGCCTCTCGTGGTGTCGGTGGTGTTACATGGTTGATATTCGACGAAGCAGCCTTCATTGAAAACGGTCGTGACGTTTATACTTCAGCTCTACCTACCGTATCAACTGGTGGACATGTAATCATGATTTCTACCCCTAACGGTAAAGACCTTCTATACTATGAAACTTGTCGTCTAGCCAAACTAAAGGGTACCAAAGACTGGAATGAGTTTGAACTTGTTGAAATGAAATGGTATCAAGACCTACGTTATAACAAGTTCCTTGAATGGACCAGGAAAAATTCTGAGACTGGTGAAGTTGAAGTGTATAAAGAGCCAACACTCAACGATAGAGGTGATGTAAAATATGACCAGAGACATTGGGATGAAATGTTGAAGGATGGCTGGTCACCACGCTCACCGTGGTATATTAAAATGTGTCACCAGTTCAACAATGATAGCATGAAAATAGCCCAGGAGCTTGACGTTTCATTCCTTGGTTCAGCCGCTAACGTTGTCGAACCTGAAGCAATTCAAATGCAACTAGACTTGAATGTAAGGGAACCGCTATATGTTGACAAACTATGTGAAGATACTTGGATATGGAAAGAGGCTATAGAGGGGCATAGATATCTTATGGCTATAGACTGTTCACGTGGTGATGCGGCTGATAGAACCGCTATTGAGATACTTGATATGGACGGTATAGATGATGACGGCATGCCTTGCCTCGAGCAAGTGTTAGAATATCATGGTAAAAAATTAGGTGATACGATTGGTGAAATGGCTTACCATTACGGAAGAATGTATGGTGAAGCCTTCTGTGTTGTCGATTGCGTCGGTGGTACCGGCGACGCATGTGTTCTTATGATGCAGCGTCTTGGTTATAAAAACCTGTTCTATGATGACGTGAACCTTAAAACTTACACTATTCAGAGGGAAGCCTCATCAATACCTGTTTCTACTGATGGTCGTGCTCCTGGTTTCCATACAAATGCCGTGCGTGACCAAATGCTTACAGGTTTCGCAGAAATGGTACGCACAAACGCAATTAAGATACGTTCAAAACGTGTTATTGCTGAACTTGATACATGGATTTACAAAGGACCTTCTGCACGTATTGACCACCAGGATGGTTGTCATGACGACACCTTGACCTGTCTGGCAATGGGTACGTTTGTTATGAAGTTTAGCATGAATAAACTTATTGCAGCAAAGCAAAGAGATAAAGCTTTATTGAAATCGTGGGTCGCTGGAGCAAATGTGGCTGAAAAACCTAAATCAATGACCGAAAAAGAACTATCAATGACTCCGACACCAAAACGTCCTATGCCTTTCTACCAAAACAATATGGTAAGGCAATATAACAGTGCTATGGATGCATATAGGTGGCTAGTACAATAACTTGCAAATTTAAGAAAAATAACGTAACTTTATACAAATCAAAAAAGAATGGCAAAAAAGAATCAACTTAACGAAATGATTTCGTTAATCAACAGAATGGAAAAACCACAAAGTGGCTGGGCTACACTACTTAGCGAAGGTGTAGAAGAAGTAGATGCAAGAGGTAGAGAAGAAATTCCTACGGACCAGTTCTTTGATATGGTAGCAAATGTACACGGAGGTTGGAAAACCACAATTGGCTATATATCAAAGGCAAGCCTTGCATTACCGCAGGAAAAAAGGATAAACCCTGCAACAAACCGCATGAAAAACTATGATGACTGGAAAGCGTTCGGTCAAGCCATGGGTGAAGAAAATGAAATTGTTGGTGTTGTGAAGTTTGGTTGTTACACGTTTAACTGGAGAAGTCCTAAAAACATGAACAAACACTACAACAAAAACTATGTTGATGTTGTTAATCCTATACGTAGTGAATATGGTCTTGCACCTATGGAACGTAGAAAAGGCTATACGGATATAGCTGACTACGGTAAGGGAGGTATTAGTGTTTATAACGGCACAAATGACGCTTTAGCTAATCACTCATATAGCCCACAAGATATTGGCGGTAAGGATGTCACAAAGAAAGAGGTTACATATTACCTTATATTCAAGGATGGTACCATGAAAGCCATTGATGACATCAATAAACTACAGCCATACTTCAAAGAACGTTCTGTATCCGGAGTTGGTGAGCTTAGAAAACTAGGAAAATCAGATGAGGAAATTAAGGCGTATGCCGATAAAATCGCCGCTGTTCCTTTCAGGTACACACAATTTGAACATTCATCAATTGTTTTCGTCATAACTAAAATGGACGGACAACCAAAATGTTTCTTCAATCAGAATCTAACAAGTGCAGTACAGGATATTATGGTTAATCCACAGGAGTTCATAAACATTGCACGTAAAAAATACCAGTTAGAGGTTGAGAACATGGACGACAATCTCGGTGAGTTTGAGGATGAATATCCGGATGTTGGTGAATAAATGTTTATAATAAAATAAAAACCCGTGGTGAAAGCCACGGGTTTCTTTTTGTTTGTTATTTTTTATTCAAACTCCTGTACTTCTAGAGTGTGGGCATCAACGGCAACATATTTACCTTCCTTTGAACCACCAAAAATGTAGAATGGGAAAGCATAGATTGTTGGACCGAGAGGCTCTCTGAGGGTCATGAGGTTTGAGTTAGGAACGATAATGTCAGCTTTAAACATAGCATCAAGTGCTTCATTAACGTCTTTAAGTCCCTTCACGCCAAATCTAACATCCTCAAGCCAAGCACCGTTTTCAAGACTGGTAATCTTAGTCCCTTCGTCGAAGTTTCTGTCAATGAACATTACTAGAGTGTCCTTAACCTGGAAAACTTCACGAGCGGTCACAACGTGGAGTCCCTTACGGTCTCTGGTGGTGAAGTTGTCATTGAACTGTGTCTGAACTTCATAAAGAACTGCCTCTGGATACTCAGCCATCACAGCCTCATAGTCCTCATTAAGAGCACGATTGAATTCAGATGTACCCTTGCAACCTGCAAGAAGTAGTGTTGCCATCATAGCAACAAAAATCAAAATCTTTTTCATTTTTTTTAATCTTTATGTTTGTACAATTATATAAAAAAATTCTTTAAAAAGCAAGAAAATAGTACCACTATAAATAGTATGAAACACCTAAATGTTTGATTTCTTGTTTTTTAGTAATTCTTTTATGGTACAAAAAAATAACCCGTCTTTTAGGCGGGTTATTGGTGATATCTGATGAGTTCAGATTAGCGGAGTTCTGCTGGG